TACTGGTTACATTTCTTCTATTCAATCTACCGTTCAAAGCGAAAAACTTGCTGGTTTTACTGGTGATTTGTTTGCTACTGGTTCTTTGAAAATTTCTGCCTTGCGTTCTGCCACTGCATTACAGAAGTACAAAGAAGTACAAAATAGCAATGACCCCGATTTTGCTAATCAAGTCTTGGCACATTTTGGTATTAAGCCAAAGGTTGATGCCCGCACATCAATTTTTATTGGTGGTGATGATAAAACTTTAAGCATTAACCCTCAAGTAAATACCAATTTCCTTGATGGTGGTCAGCCAGATATTAAGGCTATAGGTGTTGGTGATTTATCTGCGGGTTGTAAATTTACAGCTACTACTTATGGTATGATTATCGGTATATATCGTGCCGTTCCGCAGTTGGATTATGCACATGTTGGTATTGATAGAAATTTGTTTAAGACTGATGCAACCGATTTTCCTATCCCTGAATTGGATTCTATCGGTATGCAGACACAATTCAGATGTGAGTTGAGTGCTCCTTTTATTGGTACGTCTGATAAAGTTGTGCCTTTTGATACTTATCGAACTGCTATTAATATGGGTCTTACTTACGGCTATGCACCTCGTTATGCTGAATTAAAAAGTGCTCGTGATTATTACGAAGGTGGTTTTATTGGTTCTTATTCGTCTTGGGTTACTGGCTATAATAATTCGTTCCTCAGTCGTTGGCGTGCAGATGTTGGAACTGTGTCAGTTTCTTCTTATGTTGGTATTGATGACTTATTTAAGTGTCGTCCGTCTTTACTCTATCCTATCTTTGTAAATCAATGGTCGGGTACTGTTAATGATGATAAGTTGCTTATCGGTAGTGTTAATACATGTGTTGCAGTCCGTCCATTCAGTATGTACGGTTTGCCTTACTCTAAATAATTTAAAATTGTTTGATTATGAAAGCTAAAAATAAAGTAGTTTATGTTCCTCCTGTATATGAGGAAGTTCAGCACGAAGTTACGTCTGTTGATGATAATAATAATCCTTTACGTACTTCTTTTCATACCGATGTTTCTTTGTTGCAGCGTATAGACAATATGCGTGCTGATGCTCAGACATTGCGAGAAATTAAAGAGTCTCTTCAGCCTATGATTGATAACTCTAATTTCCGCTCTCAGTTTGAGGAGACTTTCGGTTCCCTGACTGATGATGAGTTGATTAATTCATGCCCTAGTCGTTATACGCAAACGGCTAGTGAAAAAATGAGTTATTTGAAAGAACTTGCTGCAAAAGATAAGGAAGCCCGAGAAAAGGCGGCTGCTGCGGCAAAGGAAAAGGAAGAGAAAGATAGACTTGATAAAGAAAATCAAGAGTTTCAGTCTCGTCTTATGGACATCTTTAAATAATTTCGCTTATGTTATCTAATATTATTATTCGGAGTACTGCCGCTTTTGGCGGTACTCCTTTTCGTTTAAATAAGTGTACTGCTCTCGGTTCTGCTGGTACTGGTGCCGCTGCTGGTGCTGCTGCTGGTGGTGTTCCTGGTGCTCTTGTAGGTGGTGCTTTAGGTATCGCTAGTTCGTTAGTTGGTGGTTTGTTCGGTAAACACAATACTGATAAAACTAATGCGATGAACTATAAAATTATGCAAGAGCAGAATAAATTCAATGCTGCAGAAGCCCAAAAACTTAGAGATTGGCAAGAAATGATGTATCGTATGTTTGGCACATCTTCAGCTAAAGCCAATGATATGCGTGCCGCAGGTCTTAATGCTCTTCTTGGTGACGTTTCTGCAAGTGGTAATGTCGGTAGTGGTGCTTCTGCTTCTGCTGCGGAATCCGCTCAGATGATGCCTACTGATTATTCCTTTGTTGGTGACGCTGCTCAGCGTGGTTTGGCTGCTTACAATACTACTCGCTCTGTTGACGCTTCTGTTTCTCTCCAAAAGTCTCAAGAGAATGTGAATAAGTCTATTGAGGGTGTCAATATGGCTCAGAAAGGTTTTATGGAATCTCAAACCGATATGCAAAAAATGACTTATAAATTTGCCATGGATACTTACCAGAATAGACTGTTGCAAGAACAATTTAAGGCCGAATTGGCTAATTGGCAAGGATTTGATGCTATGTATGATGCACGGTTAAAGGCTTTTAGTCTTTATAACGTCATGCCACAGGAAGTCGAAAAGAATGTTGCTCAAACAATGTCTTTCTATGCATCTGCCTTTCGTGATATCGCTGACGGTAAATATACGCTCAAGCAAACAGAGAATTATGGCAAGTGGTTATCTATTCAGCAGACTTTTGCACATGCTGCTACTGTTCAAGGTCAAGCCGCTTTAATGCAAGGTCGTGCAGCTCTTACTAATGCTAGCACAAATGCGAGTTACCTTAAACAGTTAGGCGGATATTATGGCTCTTTGACTTCGGGACAAAATATGTCAAATGATATGCAACGTTATTATACCGATTTCATGCTCGGTAAAATGCCTATTGGTAAAGCCGAAAATATTCTTCGTCAGACACCTTACAAACATTTACTTGATTTGAACATCCAACAAAATGAGTGGTCTTTAAATAAGTTGATGCAAGAGCCCGATTTGATACGTTCCCTTAGTGGTATGTACAAATCAGAGACTTCTCTTACTAATAAGCGTGTTGATAGTTATGATACCGATAAAATCTTTGAGCGTGGCGAATCTGTTTCCCGTATGGTTAAAAATATCTCTGATGGTATTAGTAACTTTACGCCTAAACCTAGATTTAACAAAGGTTCTTCTTCGGGTGCAAAAACGACACCGCCACCGAGTGGTAAATCTTGGCTCGATGCTTATCGTGAAAACCCTAATTATAATCCTACAGGTTATATATAATAATTTGGGCGCAAAGGTTAAATCCTCTGCGCCCTTTTTATTCTTATGAAATAATAAAAATTTATATTATACTCTTAATGTATCTGTTTTGTATTTGTGTTCGTGCGCATTTTATACGTACGTACACAATTTAATTAAACAGATACCTTATTTTGGTTTGTCTGCTAGAAAACCTTAGCTTTGCGCGGAAAAGTTATAACATGCTACTAACTACCTTTTTATGAAAATTTTCTTTGAAAATTCCTACTCTCTTGTTTGAGGTAGGCAAAAGTGGGAATACATATTCCCTAGTTACTGCACTTTTGTTCCTCTTGTCTGAGCGCAACATAATAGACGCTATGACAATACTTATGAAAAACACTAGCCTTTTGGTTCTTTTGGGCAATGCCAAAAGAACACCCTCGGTAGAGCCCGCGGAGCGTAAACGCGCTCGGTTCCGCGCGCTAGGCGGAACTCAGGTTATAGGGCTGAAAGCCCTAATCGCCAGTTATCGTTAGTTCTCTGAGCGCAACATAATAGACGTTATGACATTAGAAAATTCTGCGTAGGCAAATTTTCCATGTCGTAACGTTTATTATGTTGTGCGTTCGGCGAAGCAGAAAAAGGACAATAATTTTGTCGTTTGAATTGCGGCGAAGGCGCTTTTCAAACGTCAAAATTATGTTCTTTTTCACATTTTCGTTGGTCGAACACTCAAGCAAGTGAAGCGTGCGAAGCACGAAAAATATGCAAAGTCGGGTTACTTTCCCCGACTTCTCCTTCCTCTTGTAATTATTTTCTTAAATAGTGTTAACAAATTTGGTGCTTTCAAGTTTTTTATTTTATCTTTGCACCATGAAAAAGGATATTATCAAAATTATCATCAAAGTTGCATTGTATGCACTTGGTTTGATAGCTGCTTATTTTGGTGTCTCAACCATGACATCATGCAGTACGTCCCACAATGTAGATGCCAGTGGTCGCACTACTATTGTTACAGTTGATACCACAATTGTTAAACATAACGGCATTGTCCGTTCTAAAAATTTTAAGCCTTATGGTGAAATTGAATAGTCGTTGTTATATTGTCAAGGTCTTGACTGTTCAGTATCTTGTTAAGTATGGTCACTTAGATGAGTTTGTTGCTTTGTTTATGCCTAGTGTTGTTCATATCTTGAATATGACAACTGCGCCTGTTTCTTGGGTGCATGAATATCAGTGGTACAAACGTGTTTAGTTTTTTGCGTATGACAGCTAAAGATTATTTGACTGCTCTCAAAGTTATTAGAGAGATTCAGCGGAAGCAGGCATATTGTAGTGGTCAATCTAAACCCTATCTTGCTGAAACGTTGAAAGAGATTGAAATGTATTGTCCCTTGGATTTTTCCAAAAGTGGCGGTCGTGTTACTGAAAAGGTTATTTTAAGTTGTTATAACGGTAATTTATTTAGTACATAATTATGGCTTTATTCCCTCGGTGTAATAATCCTGTTCCTGTTGTTGGTCGACATGGTGTTACTCTTGTTGGCTGCCATTCGTGCATTCAATGTCGTGTTGCTGCTCAGGAATATCTTTGCAAGCTACTCGAGGTTGAAGCTTCTAAACATAAATATGTTGAATTCATCACAAACACTTATGATGATAAACACCTCCCTTATATAGATACTTCTTACCTATATCCTTTTGGATATGCTTTGCGCATTCCTAATCGGGTAATTAAAAAATATAATCGTAGGACTAAAGAATTTTATTATGTAGAGGATAAAATTTCTAAGTCTTTTCGGCTTACCGATTTTGGGACTATTGACACAGCTTCTATGCTTCGTGATTACTATGCACGTATTGACAAATATTATAGTAGATTTCCGTTTCGGTCACGGGGCATACGTAATAATTCAGTTATCCCCATACTTTGGTATGATGATATTAGAAAATATATAGGTCGTTTAAGAAAATGGTTTTTAAAAGAATATGGTGAAAAAATACGCTACTACATTATTTGCGAGTACGGAACACAATCATTCCGTCCGCATTATCATATCCTACTATTCCACGATTCGCCTAGAGCGAGAGCGGATTTTAGGACTGTTCGGTCTTTGCCAATGTCCACAAGAGACAATCCGAGAGAAGTTTGTATTAAACTCGATTTGGCTCAATTATGGCTCTATGGTGATACGACTACAAAGGTTACCGATGGAAATATGCAAGAATACGTGTCTAAGTATCTTACACAACATTCTGATTTCCCTCGAGTGCTTGACAAGTTTCCACAAAGGAGTTTTCACTCAATCTTATTGGGTTCAAAGAGCAAATCAGAGGTTAAAGAACTTTTTACCTCTAGAGACTTCGAAGCACTTACAACAGATTATGTTGTTAACAAAAAAGGTATCAGACGCCTTATTTCCATGTCAGATGCGTATTACTCTCAACTGTCCGTCAGATTTACAGGCTCTTCCTTTTTTGATGTTAACGCAACTTCTTCCTTATTTCGTTCGGTGGTATTCTGCGCCCGTCGATTCTTCTGCTCATCTGGAGAAATCTATGATGACGCAAGTGTAAGGGAGTTTTTGTTGTGGTTACTTAACCCCGATACTTCTGCGTTATATAAACATATTTATCAGTTCCGTGCTGTCTATAGGTATGTAGAGGAATTTGCGAAGCTTATTTATAACAGTTCCGGTTCTGTAAACCCTTTAAAATCACTGCTTTATGCTGCACACCATCACTATTCGTTATCCTCCTGTTTAGGTTTGGATTCGTACACATGTTTAAAGTTACGTTTTGATTTCATTGCGTGGAAGGACTATCAAAATCTGGTTCAGTATTTCCAAGCTTTGGAAGATGATAAACTCTTTGCGTATGAAAATTATGCAAGTATGTCGCCTTTTACTGGTACTTATGATTTTAATATTTTAAAAACTCGCTCTATTTTTCAGTATCAAGTTCAACAGGCAAATATGTCTTATACTGAGAATATTAAACATAGGGCTATTGTAGATTCTTATAAAAATTAATTATTATGGCTAATAAAGTTTTAGGTATGCATCGCCTTAAGAATAAGGTTAATCGCAATGCTTTTGATTTGTCTCATCGGCACATGTTTACCGCTCAAGTCGGTGAATTGCTGCCTGTATTTACTCAGTGGGTTAATCCTAATGAAACGTTTAAGATTGGATATAACGGTAAAACTCGTACCGCTGCCCTTAACACTGATGCGTTTACTCGTATACGTGAAAATATCCAGTATTATTTCGTACCTTTTCAATCGCTTTGGAAGTATTTTGAGCAACAGGTGAATAATATGACTAAGGGTGATGCTGGTCAGAATATTTCTAAGTTTGCAGATAGTTCGACAGAAGCTTCCAAGATTTCTACTTCTCTTCCCTATATTTCTTATGTTGATTTGGGGGATTGGCTTCATGTAATGTATCAACAATCTCTTGATGCTCTTGATGCTTATATGAAGAAGTATGAAAATCCCTCGGCTCGTTCTGCTGTAGATTTTAAAACATTTTGTGACCGTTCAAATGTATATTCGGATATTTTTGTTTGTGATGGTTACCGCCTTTGTCGTGCGGCTAAACTTCTTATGGCTTTAGGTTATGGCAATTTTTCGGTTATCATTCAGTTTGATATTTATTCTATGGCTGAACGTTTTGTTGCTGCTGGTAATCCTTGGGACGTTTCTGAATTTCAGGACTCTAGTTATGCTTTGGATTTTTCTTCATTTGAAACTCCTACTATTGTTAACAGTCCTAATTTGTCTATTTTGCCTTTACTGGCTTATCATAAGATTTGTAATGACCATTACCGCAATGAAAAGTGGCAACCTTTCGAACCTTGGACTTGTAATATTGATTATTTGAGCCCTACGGATAATATGAACGCAAAAACTTTTATCCAGTCTTCTACGTTTAATTCTGCTATGACTTCCTTAATTGATTTGGAGAATTCTAATTTACCTATTGATTATTTCACTTCTGTGTTGCCTCGTGCGCAATATGGTGACGAGTCTGCAGCTATGGTTGATATTCAGAGTCCTTCTAAACTGCTCTTTGATAATTCGGGTTCTACTCCTAAATCGGGTGCTCTTTTCGATGGTCCTTCTTTTGGTCCGAATGATACACTTATTAGGAGTAGCACTAATTTAACGCAGTCTGATACTGGTTACATTTCTTCTATTCAATCTACCGTTCAAAGCGAAAAACTTGCTGGT